AAAGATTAAAACAAATTCTAAAGCTATTGAAAAAAGATTTAAAAGATTACAAAGTAGATTTCCAACGATAATTGATAAAGGTATTTTACAAGGTGGTTTTCAATTATTAGATATTGTTAGAACTAAAACAGCTAAAGGAGTTGATTTTAGAGGTAATCCATTTGCTCCATATTCTGATGGTTATTTAAAACAATTACAAAGAGAGGGAAAATCAACTAAGGTAGATTTATTTAATACAGGAAGAATGTTAGGTGCAATAACACCATCAGGAAGAACAATTAAGATTACAGGAAAAAACAAAGTATCTATAAGTTTTAGTAATGCACAAATGAGACAAAGAGCATTATTTAATCAGGTATTAAATGAGCCTAAAAGAGAATTTTTTGCCTTTAACAATAGAACAGAAAAGATTATAAACAAACAATTCAACAGATTTGTTGCAAAAGAATTAAAGAAAATGAAACTATGAGTGTAAGAGAAAATATTGCATCTAATTTATTATCAACCATTTCAGGTATTAGTAGCCCAATAACTATTAAAAAAGCTACTAGACAACCATTTCAATTAGATGAATTATCAGACAAACAATATCCAGCAGTAATAATACAAACATCAGAAGAAACTAGAGAGGACTCTGAATTAGGAAGTGGAGCAAAAACTAGAATTGGAACTATTGATTTTTCTATACTTGGATTTGTAAAAGGTGCTGAATCTAATATAGATACACTTAGAAACCAGCTTATTACAGCTATTGAAACTGC